ACAGATGCAAGTACTAGGTGCAGCAGTGCGTCTAGGTGTTGTAATCTGGTCAGGGTTTATTATTACACTAAGTTATGTTGAGCTGCCTATGATTAAAAAGTCAAGCACCGCAGGCGATATCACGTTCGTCGCTTCGATTTTTACGGGAGCCCTAGCAACATTCGGGCTGTCTACAGGTAATGGTAAGAAGACCGATAAGAAAGAACCTATTAAACCAAAACAATGAAAACATGGATTCTTCTCTTAGCATTGTTGTCACCCGCAATCGCAAGAGCAAACACTGTAACGCCATCCTTTACAACAGGGTCGATGCAGTCAACGACAACAACACAACAAACAATAACGGAAACAATCGAGCACGACATCAAGGGCTCGGCCTCTTCATCTTGGAGTGGTACAAATATTACCGTGACTGGCAGCATAGGAGCAGACAACGCAACTTATGCACCAACAACCAATGCAGCGGACTGGGATCTACAGATCACAACCAGAGAAGCAGGCACAATCGAAACAATCTCAATCGAAAGAGAAATCGAAACAGACAGTACTACTTCATCTTACTCTATCTTCTCTCAATAGGTACACCTGTACTTGCTGAAGGAGATACAAATAATAGTAGTAATCCTGTAGCAGCAGCTACGGGTAACGTAACTAACCAAGCTGTACAATTCCAAAACAACGGAGCACAGAGTAGACAGTATTATGGTCCTAATATAAGCTGTAATGGCAGTACAATGACATTCCAGCCTTTTTATATGGGCAATCATACTAAACCACTTGATGAGTTTATGCAGCCTAGTAGTTATACACTAGCAGAAAACTGGGGATTCCAGATTAACTTTATGGTTCCTCTAGATAAGTCTGGCTACAAACAATGTAAAGAGATGGCAAAAATGCAGTATGATACAATGAAGCTTAAGCATGAGCTTACAAGAGCTACCAAATGTGCAGAGCTACAACGTAAAGGTTTTACATATAGACCTAATACAACGATGGCTAAAGTCTGTCAAGACATTGTACCTATATCATCTTTACAACCACCTAAACCTAAAAAGAAATTTGGACTATTTTAAATGAGTACATTATCAAGAATAATAGCAGAACGTGAAGAAGCTGCAAAAAAGAAGCCTAAGAAAAAGGCTGCAAAGAAAACCACTGAAACCACCGAATCATGATCACATTAGTAAAACCCATCCTATTTGCCTTTATTAAAACTAAAGCAGTTAAAGAACTGATAGTCAAGTTATTAGAGGCATATGCAAAGTCAACAGATAATACTGTAGACGACAAGCTAGTCGAGCTAGTCAAGAAAAACTTAGAAGTATAAAATGACCGATACAAGAGTAATACCTAAAAAGGCTGCTGAAGAACGATTTAACGAGTTACACTACCTTGTTACTGAAGATTTCTTACGTAGAATCAAAAGTGGCGAAGCAACAACTCAGGACTTAAAAGCAGCGTGTGATTGGCTAAAAACCAACGATATCACAGGTGTTGCTCTTGAAGGTAGTCCTTTAGACAGGTTAGCTTCAGTCATACCAAAAGTAGATCCATCTTTAGTCAAATCTAGATTATATGGCAAGAACAGGTCCTAAGCTGAGTCCTAACCCCGGAAAGACAGCACGATTCTATAGAAAGAATAAAAGATCACGTTTAAAACATAGACGTGATAATACTAAAATTAACGACACCGACTCTAAGCGAGCGTACCGACGAGATCTTATGAAGATACGTCGAGAGCGTAAACCCGGTCCACAGACTGATATGTCACATAAAGGTGGCAAGATAGTCTCAGAAAACCGTAAACGAAACAGAGCTAGAGGCGGAGCAACGAAACGTTAATGACACCACTACTACCAAACCCTGACCATTATTTACACAATTTAATAACCATGACAAGTTCAGATTCTAAACGGCTCTGGAGAAGAGCCATTAAAGAGCACTTCAATTGTACATGTGTTTATTGCGGAGAAACTTATGATTTACAAAAACTCACCATTGACCACGTACGCCCGAAATGTAGGGGCGGAGAAGATGTGGCAACGAATGTTGTCCCGTCGTGTAGGCGATGCAATCAGGAAAAAGGTAGTAAAAACTGGCTGGACTGGATGAGGTCGACGTTCGGCAAAACAGAAAGAGAACAAACAATTTTATCACACATACAATAATGGGATTTTTTGATTTTGCAACTAAGGGTATAGATAAAGTAGAAAGTGAAGAATTAAATTACGATCCAGCTGACGCTAAACCCTTATTAGATCAGTTGTATAATAAAAAAAATCGTGGTTTAGGATTTTATAAAACTGTCGAAAAGAGATACGATAATTTTGAAGATAAAGGTCCGGGTACTTTATATGTATCAGATAATGACGGTAAACCTAATTACAGGTTTTTTCCTGATATGGGTGAAGAGTTTATTGACAAACAGAACTTAAAAATTACTCGAGCTGAAGGTATTGCTAATGCACCTCTTCATCTTGCACCTTTACTAGCATTAGGTACAGGCATACCTAAGATATCTAAAGATAGAACACGAGCACAGATAAAGAAAGCTCGTATGGGAGCTGACGAAAGCAACCTAGAAGGTGCTGTAAACTTAAACAAAACTGTAGACGGTGTATTTCAGATGCCGTCTAATCAAGCCAGAGATATCGTTAAAATAGCTAAGAAAAACAAAATTAGCTATAAACAAGCTGAAGAGTATTATAACTTAAAACTAAGAGGCATTGAACCTACAGGTACTATTAACCCCGGATCTAGTGTACAAGACTTAACACAGCGATTTATGAAGTCACCTAAGGATAGATTTCCTGATGGTGGTGACGTACAGAACATAGATATTGGTGGAATGGGTGATCTTGGTATTGATCAATTCGGCTACGGAGTGCGTAAAAAACAATCAGTAGGTGAATATAGAAACAAACTATTTAACGACGCTGGTTTTAGAAAAAACAGTGAGGGCGACTTTGTGTTTGACCTAGCAAGCTTAAAACAGTTTCTTAAAGGTGAAAAACGTAGGTTAGTATCTCAGTATTTCCAAACTAGAGAAGGGCAGTCTGTTAAGGGCTCGTTTGAAAAAACAAGAGATGCAACTAAACTAGACTTTTTAGAAACCTATGATGGTTACATGAAACTGACTGGATCTAAGCCAAACTTACACCATGAGTTTGCAGCTATGGTATCAGCACCGCTTTACGATGGACTAGCACTAAGTGAAAGACCGGGAAGTGAGTGGATGCAACTTACAGAACTATTAAACCTTAATGACATTTACCCGGGCTCTCCTGTCACCGACCCTGCAAGTTTAGGCGGTCCACAGAGTAACCTAACTCAGATGTTAACTAAAGGTAGAGCTGGTGCTCCTCCAGAACCACATGATATTTTACATAAGCAGTTTTACAAAGAAATGGGTATACAAGATACACCTAAAGGTCAAAACAGCTGGTGGGATAAAAGAATGTATAAAATAAAAAGTGGTACAAAAGGTAGACTTGAGGTAGCTCAGGAATATGCTGACATAGTTAACGAAGGTAATCGTATTATTAAAACAGCTATGTCACAGATAAATGCTTTGTTTGGTAAGAATCAAGATCCTCAAAAGATTGCTAACTTAATGATTGAGCTAGCTGATACTGGTAAGCTTAGAATAACTGATTCAAAGTTTAGACTTAAGTCTGTTGAAGCTATCGTTAAGATTATTGAAAACGAAGTAAAAGCTGACATGGGTTTTACAGATGAGCTTGAACTTACTAAAGCTGTTAAAAAATATAATATAGACAACTATGGTGACTATGTAAAAGCTGTAGATTTATTAGCTAATATAGCTGACTATAATGAATCTATGCGTGTTTATGGTGTACGACCTAGAAGTATCACCCACCTAAAACATAAGCAGAACGTAGAAGCATACATGAAACTTACACAAACAGAGTTAGAGCTAGGTGATGTAGAGACATACAAAGCACGAGAAGCTAAGATTGAAGACTTTACTTATAAACGTGTAACGCCTTTACCTATAAATAAACAGCTTGAGTTTATGTTTCCAGAACCTAAACCAGAACAGCTAGAGTTACTTAAGAAAGAGAATCCACTATTATAATGAACGATAACCAAGTTATAACCGCCCTTAAACAAGATTTTAAGCTTTTCCTACAAGCATTGTGGGAGGAGCTGAATCTACCACAACCTACGAGGGCACAATATGCAATTGCAGATTACTTGCAGAATGGTCCCAAGCGACTACAGATACAGGCATTTCGGGGAGTTGGTAAGAGCTGGATTACTGGTGCTTTTGTTCTATGGACTCTATTTAATGACCCCGAAAGAAAAATAATGATTATCTCTGCGTCAAAAGAACGTGCAGATAACATGTCTATCTTTTTACAGAAACTAATTATAGACACACCGTGGCTTGCATACTTACAGCCTAAGTCAGATGAAACCAGATGGTCTCGTATATCTTTCGATGTAAACTGTACACCACACCAAGCACCCTCTGTTAAATCAGTGGGTATTACTGGTCAGTTGACGGGATCTCGTGCAGACTTAATTGTACTAGATGACGTCGAAGTACCGGGTAACAGTATGACGGAGTTAATGCGTGAAAAACTTTTACAACTATGTACCGAAGCGGAGTCAATCCTTACGCCGAAAGACGATAGCCGTATTATGTATCTCGGGACTCCTCAGACTACTTTTACTGTTTATCGTAAGCTGGCAGAGCGGAATTATAGACCGTTTGTTTGGCCGTCCCGATATCCAAGACGTAAAAAGCTCAGTCAGTACGAAGGACTCCTAGCACCACAGATCCAAGAAGATCTAGATATGGGTGCTGATGAATGGGAAGTTACAGATCCTGACAGATTCAGCGAAGAAGACCTTATAGAACGTGAAGCATCTATGGGTCGTAGTAACTATATGCTTCAATTCCAACTAGATACAAGCTTATCAGATGCTGAAAAATTCCCTCTTAAAATGGCTGACCTTGTGGTTACTAGCGTCAATCCTACTACTGCTCCTGATAACGTGGTCTGGTGCTCAGATCCAGCAAAAGTTATCAAAGACGCCCCTACAGTGGGACTGCCCGGGGACTATTTCTACTCACCCATGCAGCTCCAAGGGGAGTGGGGTCCTTATACCGAGACCATATGTTCCGTAGACCCCTCTGGAAGAGGCTCAGACGAGACGGCAGCAGCCTTCTTAAGTCAACGCAATGGGTTTCTATACCTACACGAAATGAGAGCCTACAGAGACGGTTACAGCGACAAGACACTTCTTAATATACTGAGGGGTTGTCGTAAGTACAACGTAACTAAGTTAGTTATCGAGACAAACTTTGGAGATGGAATGGTAGGTGAACTATTTAAGAAACATATTCAACAGACAGGGCAATACATTGATATTGAAGAAATTAGAGCAAATGTACGTAAGGAGGACAGGATCATTGATAGTCTTGAGCCTGTGCTTAACCAACACCGTCTTATTGTTGATAGGGGTGTTATTGATTGGGACTATGCCTCCAACAAAGACAGTGCACCTGAAAGTCGGCTCCTCTATATGCTCTTTTACCAGATGAGCCGAATGTGTCGTGAGAAAGGTGCAGTTAAACATGACGATAGGTTGGATACCCTTGCACAAGGTGTAAAGTATTTTACTGATGCGTTGTCGATAAATGCTCATGATGCGATTAAATTAAGAAAAAGAGAAGAATGGGAGTCGGTATTAGAAGATTTCCTCACATGTCCGCAGAGATCTGCCAATCATTTGGTCTTAGGTATGAATAAAGAGCAAAGAGACGAAGCAAACGGACTAGATGGCGATTCACCAGTCCCTAACTGGATATAAACCGATCCCTCACGTATATAGGGAACGAGAAGGGTGGACTCGCCCCTATGGAGGAGACTAACATCTCCTCCTACCTATTACTTGTTATCATATGAGGTGATAACTCTTAATATACTACCATTAACCCCTAAACCGACGTATTACTGTATATTACAGCCCCGTCAGATTATAACATAAATTTTGCAAGCCTATTGGCGATACAGCCGGGACGCAAGTACCCCCAAGGGGCTAGTTATTACTGTATAATACTGATTTATTCTGATTATTACAGTATTTAATTTTATTTAGCTGGTAATAGTGTTGCTATCTGTATGCAATTTAGATTAATACTAATTAGTTACAGTTGTAATCGTAGTTAATTATAATTCACAATCAATTCACAGTCAGACTCATGAGAATCATGTGGGATTGCTGACGTCTCAATACAATCTCATGTTTATCGACTATAATAAGTATATACAGACAAGAGGATTACTAAACATGACAAACATAAATACAGTTACTACTTCAGCATTCGGAAGATCATTACAATATGTAGTTGATGATAACTTAGCAGATGCAATACAACAACTAACAGGTAAAAAGACTATTAACAATAAAGATATTGCAGCATTAATGCAGTTAGGATGTGCAGTTAATAATGTTACACTACAAGATGTACTTACAGTTTAATTATAATTAAGGAGAAATACAAAATGAACCATCAAAGATTTAAGTTCTATAAGCATAGTACAGAATATTATAGACAATTACATAATACAATTACAGAGTTAGAAGAATTAGACTTAACTCCAACTTTAACTCAATACAAATCAACAATTAATTGTAATCGTAAGAGTAAGTTTATTAAATCAAATAATAATACTAATAAATATCATAAACAATTAGGTTGAGTCTCATGAGATTCACAATCATTATCACAATCAGTCTCATGTGTCGCATGGTACTCATGTGGTTATGCTCAAATATCATGTTAGTCTCATCATAAGATGCTATAATATGTATATAAGACAAAAATATACCAAACTATTCACAATCATTACAAGGACAAGGACACACATATGACAAGGACACAGACAGACAGACGCAAGGACGTACAGGCATCAGGGA